AAAACATTAAAAACATATATTTTTTAAATATAAAAAAAATTATTATATTTGATTATTAACTTTAAATTATTAAAAATGAAAAAATTACAAATTTTAATCTTAGGAATGTTAATGATTACATTAACAAGTTTTTCTCAGTTTTCAATATCAACCACCTGTAATTGGAATGATGCAGCATTAAGAATAAAACCAAATGTGGATAGTGTATGTATTATCAAAGTACCAATAAATGCCCCAATAACGGTTATTGAAAAAACAAATGATTTATATTTTAAAGTTAAATATAAGGAAAATATTGGTTATATGAAAATATCGTGTATCATTAATGAAGAAGGCAATAGTAAAAAAGATAGAGAAATAAGAGCTAATTTAAAAACTTTGCCAGATATGTCAAAGTTGGGATTAACAGATGAAACTATGGATGATGCAATACGTTTGTATGGTAGCGCAGATGAAAAAAGTCTATACAAAACAGATGGATATAACGCAATAACGTTAATTTGGCATTGCGCAAGTGGTAAATATCGATCTATAACATATACAATTGGAACATCAGATCATTATAGTTATTATAAAAAAGATTCTGAATATATTTCTGATTGTGTAAATTAATTCGTAACTTAATAAATATTAATTTAAAATCAAAATTATGAAAAAAATCTTATTTTTAATGTTTGCAATGTTAATATTAACGTTAACATCTTTTGGGCAAAATGATTGGGATATATCATTGGGTGTAACTAGTTTTTCTTTAGACACAAAACTTTCATCTAGAGTCGGAATCAATATAGGTGTATCAATTAATCATTTTTATTGTGATTTATCCAGTAACATGGCAAGTGGAATGGGTGAAGAATTAGATTTTTCTTCTTCCTATACGTATAATGCAAATAAATTGAGTGTGGGTGTTATTAATGTTGGATATAATATTTTCATACTCCCTTCAAAAATTTGGTCTGTTACTCCGATGATTGGATATGGTTATACAAGAGAAATTTATGAAGACCCAATTGGTTGGGACACATATTTTTATGGAGATACTAAGTCTTATATTAATTTTGCGGTAATTACTAAAGTCTATATAAATAATGTTGGCATATTTGCAGGAACAGGATTAATTGAAAGATTTAAATTTGGTTTATCATATAAATTTAATTAATAAATTAAAACTATGAGAACACTATTAAAAATTACAATCGTTATATTCCTTTGGATAGGATGTATAACAATGAATGAAGTTAAGTCTCAAACAACTTTAGATACATTAACAGTATATAGAGAAATACATATAGACAGAAGTCAACCCAATGTAGGTTATAGATGTTCTGAAGACAATCCCGATGGATCATTTATTCTTTCTAAAGATGTTAAACCAATTTATAAATCTAGAATGGCAGCGCTTAAAGTGTACACTTCTCAAGGTTGGGAGGTAGTTAATGTTTTTTATAAAAATGGAGAAGATTTTTACGCGATTTATTTACTTAAAAGGACTAAACCAGGCTTTAGAAGATAGAATAACAAATTAAAAATTATAAATTATGAAAACATTAAACGCAACAATTTCACGAGCAAGCAAAGGCTCAAGCGAAGGACGCAGTATTTGGATTGATTCAGATCAATACTCTAAAAAACAAACACTTAACGCTTTAAATAATAATTTCAATTCTCTTCTTGGCTCAGGAGATAAATTTTATTTAAAAGTTAAAATCGGCAATGATATTCACACTTTTAATGGGCATTGCAATAAATCTCGAGGAGATTTTTATATCGGAAACAAAGAATGGAAAAGAGTATGTAATCTTGAATTTCCAGTTGGATCTATAATTAAATGTGAAATTCTTGCTTTAGAGTACTAAATCCTATGATACCTGTTAAACAAAAATATCTTCATATCCCGGGCAAACAAAACGGCGATTGCTGGCGTGCTGCCATTGCTTCGATTATTGAATGTGACATTGAAGACTTGCCAATGATACCTATTGAAGAAAGTTGGTCTGAATACGGTTTTAAAATGGATAAAAGACTTGCTGAATTAGGTTGGGAGATCACTCAATATAAAGTCCGCTGTATTACTGAGGGTATGTTAGCTTCTCCTGACACCAATGGTTATGTACTGGCTTTGGGCAAAAGTCCAAGGTTTAATAGTTCTGTTGAGAGAGTTAATCATTATGTGGTTTGGAAAAATGGCATGGTGCATGACCCACATCCCGAGAATCTAAGCATTTTAGATATTATTGATTTTGAGGTATTACGCAAGATTCCTAAATCTGTATAGTTAGCCCTAACATGAAGTACAAAACTATATATGTTGATCCTCCCTGGAATCTCTCTGGCGGTGGCAAGATTAAGCGTGGCGCCGATAAGCATTATCCTCTCATGCAAACCCAAGCTATCTTCGATATGAAGCCTTTCATCGAAGAACTTTCTGATGATCAGTGTCACATGTACATGTGGGTCACAAATAATTTTCTTGAAACTGGATTAAAAATAATGGCTCATTGGGAATTCAAATACATCACAAATATCGTATGGGTAAAAAATCAAATTGGAACTGGACAGTACTTTCGTGGCCAACATGAAATTTTGCTTTTTGGTCGTAAAGGAGCTCCCATGCCTTATAAACATATAAAAAATATCCCTTCAGTTGTTTTTTCAAATAAGGCAAATCACTCACAAAAACCTCACGAATTTTATAGTATCATTGAAAAAGTAAGTTACGCTCCTTATATAGAATTATTTGCAAGAAATAAAAGAGAAAATTGGGATAGTTGGGGAAATGAAATTAAATCTGAAGATACAAATTCAAAAGGTCTCTTTTAATATATGCTAAAAAGGATATATAAAGAAAAACCTATGGCATGCTAGTAAACGAATCAGTGTATTCATTCCTAAATGAAGAATTTATTGCTCAAGAAATCATCAATGAGAGATTCGATATTAATAAAATTAAGGATAAGGTAAAGAAAACTGCTATTCTTACTTCGATGTTTCTATTTGCTGCAAATCAACAAGGTTATAAAAATCTTCCTTCTAAAGAAGAAGTTAAGCATAATCATACAATTGGTGTTTTAGCGAATCAAAGAAATCTAACACTTAAAGAGATAGAGCAAAAATTTGAAAATCTTTTTGATATCTATTTTTATGAAACACCGCAAATATCACAAACACCGCAAATAAATTACGATATTTTGCAGAATCCTATGACTCTAATAACTAGCCCAGAAGGAATAAAGTTTATTAAAGATCATGAAAAACTTAGTTTAGAAGCTTATTCAATTGGAGATGGAAAAGTTACAGTTGGCTGGGGTCATGCAGAACCAGAAGGAACTTCAGAATTTGAAATAGGCCAAACTATTTCTAAATCTGTAGCCAGTAAATTATTCAGGAAAGATATAAAAACAGTAGAAGCAGGGGTTAGAGGTTTATTTAGATTATGGAAAGGAAGAGGATTAGATGTTAACATCTCTCAGCATATGTGGGATTCTATGATTTCAATGGCCTTTAATATGGGGGTGGATGGATTAAGAGGATCTGACGTAATTTTAGCTCTCAGAGATGAAGACTATATTCAAGCAGCCGATAGTATTTTAACTACAAATGTAGATGATAAGTTCCCTGGATTGGAAAGAAGAAGAACCGATGAGAGAAAGCTTTTTATAAAAGATTTAATCTAATGTTTATATACTAATGTGATCCAAAATGCAGCAAACCCGCCGGTTAATGTGAGTACCATATCTTTCCAGTCAAATATGCCACCCTTGTATTTATCATAGAATTCTTTTCCAACTGCCATCAAAACTACAGATAAAATCATTACAATTAATGAGAATTGAAGACAGGTTGCCAGAAAAAAACCTCCTAAAAAATGAATTATTAAATCTTCTCTTATCATATTATTAAGTTATTTTAATTATTCAGCAGCTTCTCTTAAAGCATCCATCAATTCATGTATATTTTTGAATGTTTGTTTCAATACTCCTTTTTTGTGTGATGCATGTTCATAATCTCTGAATGGATTAGATGAAGATTTTTCAAATTCTTCTCCATTTTCTCCATCTTCATATTCCATAGACATTTTACCTGATGTATATACAGTTTTAGCATCAATGGAAATTTCTTTAGTTTCTGGATCAAGTGTTAACACACCATCAACCTCTACTTCATAAAATGTTTTATTATATCCCGACATTTGATGATCAATTGTGCCATGTATTTCAACAGTAATTGCATTTATTTCATCAAAAATACTTAAATTAAAAACACTTCCATGATTAGTTTCATCAAAATTATCTTCAATTTGTTTCATTAAAGGTGTTATGCCAATATGCATGTCTTTAATAGGATCAGATTCTTCTTTAAATGCTTCGCTTACGAACTTAGCTCTCATAGCCATGTTTCTATTTCTTTTAATGTTTGCAACTGTTTCTCAACTGTTTTAATACGTTTTGCAATTTTTACTTTGGTACCATATTTTCTTTTAATCAAAACTTTTATAGACACCATTGGATCATGAGAAACTTTGCATATATTACTTCCATAGTCATTAGCTAAACTAAAACCACCTTTCCAGCCTTCTTCACGTGCAGCTGCTGTAGTAGAATAAAAATATTGAACATCCATGCTCTTATCCTCATCGTAATCAACGGCATTCTCATCTCCTTGAATATTAATCTCATAGTGACCATCTCCGAATTCAAAGGATTTGTTAATTTCAGCTTCAATATCATATTTTTTAAGTTCTTTAACCAACCATGGCAGAAGAACTTTAGGATTGTTTTTTAAACCCACTCCCATGTCTATAATAGGATCGGAACCTTCTGTAAATTTCTCATTAATAAACTGAGCTTTCATTATTAATTGTATTTTATTTATATATTCAGTGAAAATAGTTGCCTAAATATTTTTTTGTATCAAAAAATTGATTATATTTGTATTGTAATAGCAATTAAATCATTAAAACTAAAGAAAATGAAAATTACAAAAAAAGAAACTTTAACTGAAGCTCCTAAGTATCTTAATGAAAAATGTTTTAATATACGTGAAGCTCATATCGAGTATGGTAGTATTAAAATTCCTACATTTCCACAAATATTTGCAAACTCTAATCAATCAGGGCAAGATCAAACAAAAATGTTAAGTTCTATTATTAATAACTTTCTTTACGGTTATATTAAAAAGTATAAAAATGTCGATATTAAACAAGAAGCGAATAATCATGATGCTTTATATCATATTAATTTTTTGGAATTTAAATCAACATTAGCAAAAAATGGTTTTGTTAAGGAATGGATTGGAAATAAAGCATCAAATAAAACTCCCATACATGTACTTATAGCGTACACTTGCAATGATACAACTATAACAGGATTGTTTATTGGTGTAATTGATTTAACAAAAGGCAGAAAAGACAGAGAAATATATTCAGGTTGGAAACACGGAAAGTCAGAAAACTCGAGTTATTCCAAACTGCAAATTGATATTCGAGACGATGATAAAATGCATGTCTTAATAGGAAAACGAAAAAAGTTAACAGCCATCAACAAATATCAGCATTATGAAGTAGAAATGTTTTAAATCTGCTCTAGAGTACTAGCATTATTCCGAGTTGCTTAGACACTAATTATATGGACACTTTGAACATAGTTTTGCATATTTAGTTAATGTTTTGTTAAAATAATCCATCAAATATTTTTTTTTGTCAAAGAAATTGATTATATTACTAATACATTAAAAAAACAATTAAAAACAATTAAAATGAAAAAAATGAAAAAACTTGTATTTTTATTATTGATGAGTTTCGTTATCTTCGGATGTTCAAAACCCGCAGAGTTGACGCCGGACCCGGTTACTGAAGATCCTAAAGTTCCTGTAGTTGTACCTCTGACGTTTTGGTTTAAAGTAACCCCTGCTTATAGCCATACAATTTGTTGCACTAATACAGCATTAGATGGAACAACTTTAACTTTTGATGGAACAATTGAGATTACTGGTGCTGATCCTGGTGGAGTAGGGGATAAGAGTACTAAAGTAGATACTGAAGTAGATAAAGGTGTTTATGCAAAACTTGAAGATATACACTATAGAATATCTGTAAAAGCTGGAAAATGCACAATATTTGTTAGAGATGATAAAACTGGAAAAGAAGTATCAAAAGACACAATAGTAACTACAACAATCGAAATTGATACTCCTGTGGAAACTAAATTGCCTGACATAAATGTGTACATCAGGTATAATCAGGATGCTACAAGTTACAATACTTACACAGGATTGGTCCAATTAGATATCAGTGCAGCTTATAGACCATTTAGTGTAACTAATGGCATTGATACTCAATATTTTCCGGCAGATCAGAATCCTGACAACTTAACTGGTGAACGCGTAAATTTTGAAAAATTACATGCTGGAACCTACACATTTACTATCAAAGATAATAAAAATAGAACATGGGTACAAGATATTACAGTTTCAGAGCCATTACTGCAACCGGCAATATATACAGCAACCACAGTATCTTCAGGAACTAATCTTTCAGAAAAAAGTAATCTTTTTACAGGTCGTAACCAATTTTCTGTATCATTTACGTACGAAACTCCAAGTTCATACGTAATTAATAAAAATTATCCTACTGCCCCCAGTGCAGCTCTTCTTACAGTATTTACATATAAGAGCGGTATAAATTTAGAATTATCAACTGCAGGTATTAAATATAAAAGATATAATAATGATACACCCGATAGATACACTGAAGTATTTTATGAGAACTCTGATATTTATAAAGGAAAACATAAAGTAGTTATCACATTCAATGATTCAGAAATGTCACTCTATGTAGATGAAGCATTAATTAAATCTGTTAACTCTGGTGTAGATGTTGCATCATATCCTTCCCTATATCCCGACGGTTTGTATATCGGAACAGATGGGATTAACCAACCATGGATTGGTGCTCCTTATATGGTTTACAACGGAACAATAAGCAATATGAATATTTACAATCAAGCTTTAGAACTTGCAGATGTAAAAAAAGGTCTATGATCTTTAACAAAAACTTAACATCCGAGGTATTTTATATCTCGGATTTTTTTTTTAACTATACAATTAAAACTATTAAATGAAAAAGCTAATACTTTTAGTAAAATTATTTTTCTTAGCGTCACTAGCTATGGCGCAAACAACTGAAATCGGTCCTGACCAGTGGAGTTTTATGACTGATACTTCTGCTTTTGATGGCGTAAGCAGAGCTGCTTTGATTATAGGAACTAGCACTGAAGTTGGTTCACCAATGCTATCGGTTAACAGAACTGATGAACAAAAAACAAAAGTTTATTTATCATATTGGCCATCGGGAATTTGTGGCTCAACAAATTTAACAATTAAATTTAAGAATGAAAAGACTTTATACAATGTTTCAGCATTATATTCAATTAGATATAGACGATATGTTATAGATTTTAATAACAATTTAACTGTTGAAAGCTTTATCGAAAAGCTAAAAATTTATCAAAAGTTTTACATCAGAATGATCAGTCAATGCGTTACAATGGATGTAGAGTTTACGTTGGAAGGCGCGTCTGAAGCATTAGAAATACTTAAGTAGTATGGAACTGAATTATATGATACATTGCATTAATCATGCAACAGGAAAACTTAAGAAAACTTTCCATACATTTGAAGAAGCTGTTGAATGGGCAAAACGAATGAATAAAAACCCAAAATTTATTCATAAACAAGTGGCATACAAATGCAGACAATGCCTCAAGTTTCATACAGGTAAAAGCCCTCATAATACACTTCTTATACATAAAGAAAATATTTTTGAAAATAAAAACTAATTAAAATTTTAAATTATGAAAACTGTGATTTTATTCTTATTAATTATCCTTTTATTTTGTGTATCTTGTAAAAAACAGGATTTAAATCCTGTTAATAAAGAACCTTATAAAAATTCTTTATTGATAGAGGAATATATCCACGATTCAACTGGGATAGTATTTAAAATAATAAATGATATTGATTCAGCATATAATTATCAAGAAAAATTCAATCAAAAAGTTGACAGTGTTTATTTAAAGAAATTTCATATTTTTATTGGAGATACAAATATGTATAGCACTACTTACACTTGGTTTTCGAAAAAAGGACAATACGTATGTTGGAGATATAATTATATAGATGGCAATTCTAAATTAATCGATATAGGATTTCCTAATCATATTAGATATTATAACCCTTGGAAATATTGTGGCTTTGTAACTTATATTTTTTGTTCAGAACCATCAAGAGAATCCTATCAATTATTACAAAGATTCCCTAAACCTATTAACGATACAGTATATTGCAAATTATCGTCTTTTTTTCCAGATAAATTATGGTAATAAAAAATGAGAATCAATATTGATTCTCATTTTTTAAAGTTAATTTCTTTTAATCTTTTATTAATCTTAATGAAAAATAATTTGTTCTAACTTGCCACGAAAAGTATATTGTATTTGTGTTGTCTAAATAAAGTAGTTCAGTATTTCCTGTAGCATCTGTTGAAGTCCACCATAATCCATAACTTTTTAAACCGCCGAAACCTCCCCAATTTCCACCACCACCACGACCACCCCATCCAGAGGTATTAGTTCCATTAACTGTATTCCAATAAGTTGTTCCTATTTCCTTTAAACTATTAGCAGAATTACTGACAGTAGTTTTCAGTGTTTTATATTCAGTTTCTGATGGTAAGTGAAAACCCGGATACTGAGCAACAGCAGTACTTAATTCGGTATAGGTATAAAGTCCGCCATAAAGTGCTCTATTAGCCTCATCGTTATTATATACTGTGCCAACTACATTTGTATCAACATTATATTTCATCCAAACTTGTGAACCAATAGTAATAGTTGGAATTGTAGATAAAGTTGTTACATTCAAAATATTAGATGGATTAGAATCACCTGCTAAATTATGGGCAAATACTTTATACCAATATGATGTTGATGGAATTACACTATTATCAAAGGCCCAATTGGTACCATTATTTGATATTAAACTATAATTAGCCCCATCTGTTGATTTATATAGTTTACACCACTCAGTGTTCGTATTCCATTGTAAGAGGATTGATGTACTTCCTATATCTGTTGCTATTAAGTTTGTTGGTGCATTAGGTACGACACCAGCTGTTTGAACAACTATCCTCAATATTCCAACCACTGTATGACCAGTTGAATTATAACAATCGAGTCCAAAATAATATATAGTATTAGCAGTAAGTCCAGTAACATTAAATGTTGTTGAATTGGCAGGTAATATTTGTTCCCATATTGGCGGATCGTACGTAGGATCGATGTATCGTATTACTTTATAATTAGTCTCGGTTACAGAATTATCTACCCACGATAAATTAATTTGATTAGTGCCAATATATGATGCTACAAAATTCGTTGGAGATGATGGAATACATGGTATAGAACTTGTAGTAAATTCCCTTAAATCACTGTATAACGATGTGGAATACGTATCAGTTGCTTTTATTCTATAATAATATGTCGTTAATGGTAAAACAGACCAATCATTATATAAATAATATTCACCCCGTTGATCATTGGGATATGACGGAGTAAGATCAGACAAGTGATTCCAATTTACATTATCCGTTGATTTTTCTAATATAACTGTATTATTCATGAAAGATTCACTAATCATTGCACACTCTATTCCACAACTAGCATGTTGAGTCATGGTAAAAAAGAATGGTTTACGAACAATTAAGGATGGTTTTTCACCAACTTGAATATCGTCAATTATGATATAACTACCATCGGCTACGATTTTTATAGATGTTAAAGTTTTGCCTACAAAATAACTGCTAATACTATATAAAGTATGCAGATTAATTGCGTTACCCCACCAATAAGAACCACCAAGACACATTAAATCATTATAGCTGCCATAGGATGTTTGACTCGTAATCCGAATCCAAGGTAAACTATCACTTTTAATATAAAATTTTATCCAATATTTATCTACAGACCAATCAAGAATATCATTAAGAGGAATATTTATTTCTATATGAGTTATATTAGATGTTTTTACATATTTTAAGCTATTTGTTCCTTCATAACTATCATTAGATATGACAATAGCAGGTGTATTGGATTCCAAATAAGCACCACTATTAATAAATCTAATTTCAGAATCTGTGACTCCGGCACGCGTTTCGGCATTTACAAAATCTGGAATATTATTTATGTTCAATGGTATCGATGTGGGCCTAGCACTTACAATATTAGAATCCGAAGAATTACCCTTAGAATTATACGCACACACCTTATAGAAATATAGAATTGAAGGATTTGTGTCATTATCTGAATAATTACAAACATTGGTTGTAGTGGTTGCAATTTCTGTCCATGACGTATTATTATATAACGACCTGTAAATTCTAAATAGTGATTCATAATCACTATTATCACTCCAATTTAAATCAATCTTTGAAGAAGATACAACAGTGGCTATTAAGTTAGTTGGAGCATTAAGAAAGGGTATCGCAATCGATATATAATTTGAAAAAGATGATTCCAATCCAGCTGGATTGAATGTTACAATTTTATACCACCAAACCAATATTTCAGAATCTAAATAATTATTAATATATGTTGTTGGTGTAGGTAAAACACTGTAATTATTAACTTTTTCAAACAATGAGTAATTGCTGCCATCAACTGATCTAAATACTTTAAATCCAATTACACTACTATCATTTGGAGAAAAAGATAATGTAATTTCCATAGCACTATCATCAAAAAATCCTGTTAAATTCGTAGGAGTATTCGGCATATCAAAGGGATTTAAATATGTATAATTTATATCTTTAATGTACAAAGGTTCGTAATAGGCTGATACGTCAATTTGATGCGTCGACGCTTCCCATCTAATAAGAGGTAAAAAACAAAATCCTACAGCAGACTTTATAGGATTACTCATATTTATGCTCAAATCTATTATTTTGGCTGTAAGATCATATTCAAAAGGAGTCCAAGACGTTTTGGCTGGTAAATCTTCACAAACTTCTATGAATTCAGAACCGTCTTGCTGGCCAGGTCCAGCCATGTCATCTCCTGTAAAATCTAAATAAATTTGATAATCATTATCAGATTTATAATTAAAAGATATTTTATAATGATAATCAGGTGTTGTTAAAATATTATAAGGATTCATAATATTCACCCCTATTGTATTTTCTGCATAATATGCACCCCAATATCCTTCTAACATTTTAAAACACGGGGTTGGATTTATTTCAGATTCGATATGTCCTTCCCAGTGAAAATCCGGGCCAGCTGGTCCGCCAACTACTGCCGCAAAAACAAAAGAATTTTGCATGGTGTCATCGTAAATCCATCCTGAAACATCGCTGTTAGCAATGATAGGATTTGGTAAATATTTGGTTAAATAATTGCTCATAAAATATAGTTTTTTGGGTTAAGTGTAACTGAAGTGTTACAATTATTTTGGTTCGCTACAAAGAAAATTGTAGTTATTTTCTAGAAATTATATTCTATATATCTACCAACTAAAATAAAATAAATAACATTTTAAGTTCTTATAATACACTTCTGGTTCATAAAGAAAATATTTTTGAAAATAAAAGCTAAAATATTTTTATTTGTCAAAGAAATTGATTATATTAGTACTATAGAATTTAATAATACATATATGCAAAACGTAGAAATGAAACAGCCAATGATACAGGCAACCGAACTTCTTGAAGCTATTGGACTTAAAAATACTACCACTAAGCGCCAGCTTAAAAACGGTACACTTCAGTTTACAGACCCCAAAAATAAGCCTGTAAGTTATACTCTTCACGCAAATGGTTATTATCGCAAATACATCCGTTCAGGCTATTACTTCGCTTCTGGTGGTACTGAGGGTTATCAACTTAATCGTGTACAAAAAGAACCGTATTTCATACCACAAAATGAATATCATAAAGCAATTAAAGGATTTTGTTTAACACGTATTCTTATCCCAGGTGAATATCTTCTTATGGCTGCACGTATTGTAAGAATTGCACTCAAATCACGTAAACGTAAATAATTTTTAATACATACACACATGACAACTATCGTCAACCCAATCACCAGCATCGGTTACAAAGTATCATCAATTGATGAGATTCGTGACCATGCACCTGCCGCTTTTTCAGCACACGAAAGCCCAAAGGTTTCTGACCGTTACTCTTTCGTTCCAACCCTCGACTTACTTACAGCATTTGATGCACTAGGATGGCATCCTACATACGCACGTCAGAACGGCACAGGCCCTTACGCCCGCCACATGGTTCGTCTCGCAAACCCAAAACTTGGGTTTATGGACCTTAAATCTGATAAAGTGAAACCTCAGATTGTACTCGACAACTCTCACAACGGAATGTCGAATGCTCAAATTCACATGGGTCTTTTCAGACTCGTCTGCACAAACGGACTCGTCGTCGCAATGCCAGGAATGTTCACCTCTGTTAAACTTCGTCACGTAGGTATTGATATGACTGAACTTAAACAACTTATGGAAGTTGTTGCCAATCAATACAACACTATTGGAACCCATATTAAAGAAATGCAGCAAGTTAAACTCAATCAGGATGAAAGAGAACAATTTGTTATCAAAGCTGTTGCAGCCAGAGAACCTCACGTTTTCATTAAGGAAGACGGAACGATAGACATGAAGAAAGCCACAACTATTATTAAACCTTATCAAATTGTTGAACCTTTAAGAGGTGAAGATAAGAAGGAAGACCTTTGGACAGTATTCAACATTATACAGGAAAGACTTGTAAAAGGCGAATTCGATCGTCAAACAATGAATGGTCGTAGGACGAAACCAAGAGGCATAAACAATGCAGTTCGTCATATCGATTTCAATAAGAAACTTTGGGAAATAGCTGAAACTTATATGGTTCCAGAATTAACTCAGTAATCACTTTTAAAACATAAAATCTTGGCAATACTTGGAATTTTTGGGGCAGGATTAATAGGATTGTTTATAGCAATCTTTATTTACGGACCTATTCTTTTATATTTTTTCTATGTGCCCACAACGAATAAACTTCGTGTATCAGAAAAAGTAGAGGGACCATACACATACTATCGCTCAGAATATTATCGTCCAATTGCTGGATGGACTGGATTTAACGCTTCAAAATATAATGGAACTATATGGGTGGATAATTCATGGACAAATAATAAACAATATTGTGAAGATAATATTGTAATTTACAAAAACCTTAAAAACATAAAATCATGACAGAAACACTTGCATCAATATTCGTAATTATAGGCATTGCATCAGTTTTCGTAGTATTTGCCATATTTTTCAGATGGTTCCCTGCAACAAATGTTTTTCGTGTTGCTGAAAAGAAAAAAGGAACACTTATGTTTTACAGAGCTGAAGTACGTCATCCATTTTTTGGATGGTCTCCGTTTTGGGCTAGTAAATATGATGGTGTAATTAGCAGATGTTATGATTGGGAAATGTATACTTCCGGTGCACTTAATAATATCGAAGTATTCAAACAGCTTAAACCAATTAAATAATATGAAACTCGGAAAACTTTTGTATCTTATTGCCATAGTAGTTATGGCTATAATGTCTTATGTTATGATTACACATGGATGGCCTTTTGCCGGATATTTCGTCGGATTAATAACATTTGCTGGCACAATTAATTATATTGATATTGTTGAAACAAATCGTCAATATGCTTGCAAAAAATACAAAAGCATGAGAGCTATTCACTTTAACAGTATGACGCATGAACAACAAGAACGTCATTTATTTGATATTCATAAAGAAATAGAAAAAAAACTTAAAAAATAAAAATATGAAGACAAAAAAATATACAGATAAAGAGCTTGCAGAAGCACATATATTTCCTAGTCAGTTATCTCCTACTGAGAAAAAAGAAACTGAAAAGGAATTTTCAGAGTTTCGGAAGAATCAGACCTTTGATGGAATAAATATCGAAAGAATCAATATCGTTCATGGCAACCTCGCTATTATAGATAATAACAAGGTTCTATACTACCTCATCCCAGGAGAACTCATACAGATTCTTAAGAATGTTAAATTTAATGTCAAAGAAATGAAACATAAATGGATATCACCTAAAAAATAAAAATAAAAATAAAAATATGGGATATTATATTAACAAAACAAGCAAAGGAGTTGAACTCCCAAGTTCTGATAAAGCAGATTATCTTATACTTGATGGTGCTGTAGAAGTTCCGGCAAAATTTCAAGCAAATCTTATATGCGTAGTTGAAAATCCAGCATTTGATGCAGCTGCATACGCTTATAGCGAAAATGAATTTAATGCATTCAACTATCCTGATGGCAGACCAAAAAGATGGTTGGTTCACCCTATGGCTGCAAAGCTATCTGGATATAATTCGTAAAACTTTATACTTAATCCTCATATAATATAAAAAAATTGCATGGCAATAAAAATTGATCAAAAGAACTCAAAAGAAATTATTGCATTAAATACATTTGAAGCGGTTCGTCTAAGACCGACTATGTACATAGGTCAAGTATCGCCTACAGAAGAAAAACTTCCTTTGGTTATTAAAGGAACACTCACATCTGTTCAAAAAGTTTGGTCACAGGGTTTTATGCACCTTATTGTTGAAATACTTGAGAACGCATTAGATGAAGCGAAACGTTGCAAAGGTAAAATGAAAAACATTACTGTTAAAGTAAATCTTGACACTAATGAAATAACTGTGATTGATGAAGGCTTAGGCTTTCATAATGCTGCAAAAAAACATCCTAAAACTAAAAAGAATGTTGTTCGTACTGCATTAGAAGAATTACACGCAGGCTCAAACTTTACAGATACAGATGAAAATATTTTGGGAACGAATGGTGTAGGTTCTGCTATAACAAATATTCTTTCAGAAAGATTCACAGTTGAAACAGTGAATAAAACACACTTTGTCAGGTTTGTTTGGAATGACTTTAAAATAGTTGAAGAAGAAATTCGTAAGAAAACTCCTAAAGATATTCTTGGAACAAAAATAACATTTATTCCATCAAAGGAATTATTCCCAAATTATAAGTGGGATTACGATATTATAACTACATACTTATCTTATAAAACTTTTCTGGTTAAAAACGACCCTGTAATAAGTAAACTCAATTTAAGAGGTTATTTTATTGAGGGAGGAAAGGAAAAAGATATTCCCATAACTGCAGTATTTATTCCTGCAGAACATATAGTTGTTTCAAACAGTTACGGAACGATTTACATGTGGGAAGCCTATGAAAATTCCTGCTCATTATCATTTGTTAATGGATCGGAATGCACGGGAATACACCAGAAGGTTGTAAATGATTGGACCAATGAATACTTTAAGTACAATTTGGCACACCATTTCTATGAAACGATGATATCACTCAACGTTCCATCGACTCTTATGAGATTTGCAGACCAGAATAAAACAAAATTTGCTGCAGGAAGATGGGAACTTGAAGAAGACATGAAAGAACGTTTCATGGATAAGATGTTGAAGCTTTTGAAAAAGTCTCCATTATCTGTAAATATTGAAAAATCTATTGAGGATCGCATGCTCAATGATAATATGAATAAGATCAAAAAAGCAGGAAGACAATCAAAACGTAAAATATCAGAAAAGTTCAGCCCTGCATCAAAGTTCAGACAAAACATTTACATTACTGAAGGACTTTCTGCTGCAGGTTCAGTTAAACAAGCAAGAGATTCTGAAACTGATGCTATATACGCTCTTAAAGGAAAAGTTAAAAATGCTCGTAAATTATCTGATCTTACTGGAAATGTGGAATGGTTAGATATAATGAGCATACTTGAAATCGAACCTGGAAGCAAAAAATTACCTGTGTATGATAAAATTATCATTGCAACTGATGAGGATGCCGATGGTCAACATATTAGTTCTTTAATCATAAGCTTTTTCCATAGATGGTTCCCACAAATCATTGAAGATAAAAGACTTTATAGAATTATTACTCCATTAGTTTCATGCGATGCAGGCAAAGAGAAAAAGTATTTCTTCACATTTGAAGAATTTCAAGATTTTTCAACAAAAAATAAAGTTGCCGGCGTTAAATATTTGAAAGGACTTGGATCTCTTTCATTAAAAGATTGGGAATATGTAATGGACAACAAAACGTTATTTTCGATTATTAATGATAGAAGTGCAGGGAAATTTTTAGATATAGCGTTCGGCGATAACGCAAACCGTAGAAAAAAATGGTTACAAGGCGAATAAAAACTGAAATCTGTTCAGTACGTTATTTCAAAGGATATAAAACTATTGTTGTAACCCCTGATATAATAAAACAATTTAACGAACAATCAAAAGATATGCAATTAGAAAAATATGATGATTATGACGAGGATGGCATCCTCATAGAAGAAAAAGAAGACTGGAAAGATATTGCGTTAAATATCACGGGAATTCCTACTTTAAAATTCAGTGATATAAAAGAAATGCCATTTACAGAAATACATAGCAAAATAATTCCTGGTGATAGTTATGCTGCATATATTGATGCATATTCAGAATTAGGTTTTTATATGTATTGCTATCAAATTTATAATAAATTTAATCCATACACATATAGATTTGAAAAATTTAATGTAAGTATGTTTATTAAAAATCTTTTTAAATATTATAAAGTTCCTACTACTGCGTATGTTAAAACGTCATATCAAGATAATAATGGAGCATTAATTACATCAATGATAATTGGATTTAGTGATACGCTTTGGATGTACATTGATGGTCCAGATAAAGGCATACTTTATTATGACCCTAAAGATGAATATGACCCTAAATCATTATTGCATACAGTATTAGGATTACTTAAAACTGCTAAACGCCCAAAGATAGCAAAAAACAAAATTTATATCGTTCATAGAAACAGTCACGGATTTGAAAAAACTGGCTTCAATATTTCAAAACGTAAAATCGATTTGAATGAAAATTACAATGATGATTTTGTGCCTATTTCTGATAAAATCATTGAAGGCTTAAATAATAAGAAGAAAACATATCTTGTTATTTTAAGTGGAGAATATGGCACAGGAAAAACGAGTTATATTCGTTATCTTGCAACCAAACTAAAAAAGAACATTATCTTTATATCATCAGACATGGTAGAGTCAATTACCGACCCATCTTTTATCCCATTTCTTATGAGTAATAATGATGCCATTCTTATTATTGAAGATGCAGAACCCGCTCTTGAAAAAAGAGGAAGTGGTGGTAGAACTAGTGCAGTATCTAATGTACTTAACTTAACTGATGGATTACTTTCTGATTGTTTGAAAATTTCTATTGTAGCCACTTTCAATACAAAAGAAAAGAATATCGACGAAGCCCTTATGAGAAAAGGAAGACTTTTAATGAACTATAAATTCGAAAGACTTCAACTAAACAAAACAAAAAATCTATTGAAGAAACTAGGACATGACGAAAATGAAGTTAAAGAACCTATGACTTTGGCAGATATTTACTATTACGGAACTGATAACAACGCAAAAACAAATAAAGGCAAACGAATAGGGTTTACAAATTAAAATTTAAATAAAATGAAAACGGAACTACAACAAAAACTTTTGAATAAATATCCTCAATTCTTTTCAACTAATATAAAAATCTATACGGGTGAAAAACCGATGATAGAAGAACTTAAAGAATTGGTGAAACAAAAAGAAATGGTATTACCAATACAGTTCGGATTTGAGTGTGGAGATGGTTGGTATATGCTTCTTGACACACTTATGGATGATATTGCTAATCATCTTAAATGGAAAAATGAAGATCGTGAAAAGAAGGGCGGATCGCCTTTAATAGTGCAGGTAAATCAAATCAAAGAAAAATTTGGTGGATTATCTTTTTACTTTTCAGGTGGTGATGAAGTAATATGGGGAATGATCACATTAGCTGAAAGCTTGTCATATAAAATATGCGAAACTTGTGGAACGACACTTAATGTTGGTAGAACTCGAGGATGGATTTATACTTGTTGCAAAGATTGCTATGATAAAAATGATAGAGCCAAAAACATGAGTTGGAAACCGATAGGAGAACGTTTTGATGAAGACAATAAAAATTTAAACTAATGAAAATTATTATTGGGATTTTGTTAATGTATATTCTTGCTGTAGCAATGGGTACTTGTTTATGCAAATTGACAATGCCCGAAGACACAATTAAAAAACATTTGAAAATAATGTTAATTGGATTCGGAATAGCATTTGCAACAATAGGAGTATTAATGAATATGACCTTTAGTTTTGTTTAATGAAAACCTCTTGCTTTAAATATTACACAGGTGAAATGGGAGTGGCCATTTGTCTATATCCTCCAATTGATTGGTCGGGATTAAGATTTTCTGCGCTTGAACCTGACAGAGATATCTTTTTTGCAATTAAAAACGGCCAATTGACTCAAAAGGAATATGAAAAACTTTATATACAAAATACTCTTTCAATATTAGACCCTACAAACATATACAATATGTTCAGCAAAAATGTATTGTTATGTTGGGAAGACCCAGGAGAATTTTGCCATAGGAGAATTGTGGCAAAATGGATTGAAGAAAATACTGGATTTGATGTTCCAGAGTGGAATATCAAAGATGACAAATTAGAACAACTACAACAAAAGAAAAATATCAAACCTTTATTCTAATGAGAACAACAGATACACACATATATTTTTGGGGATCGTTCCTTTCGAATTGGATTCCGGCTGATTTGGAAATTGAATATCTTGGAAAAAAATTCAATACTTCTGAACAATTGTATATGTATATTAAAGCCAAGGCTTTCAATGATCATGAAACAGCTCATGAGATTTTAACAAAAGGCCAGCATCCTAAAGACGCAAAAAATTTAGGTAGAAAAGTTACAAATTATGATGATGAAATATGGGCAAAATATCGTGAAGAAGCAATGTATAAAGCAGTATTCGCAAAATTTTCGCAATATCCATATTTGTGTATGCAACTTTTAGACACAGGCGATAAAATTCTTGTTGAAGGCACTCCATTCGATCCAATTTGGGGAGTTAAAATTAAATGGGACGATGACAAAATATTGGACGAAAAGAATTGGAAAGGCCAGAATTTACTTGGCAAAGTATTAATGAAAGTAAGAAAAGATTTGAGATGACACAATTTACGCTAACCGAGAAACAAGAAAAGCAATTGAAGAAATGGCAAAATGCCATTAAAACAGTTTATAGTGAGTATGGAAATTTCGAATATCGTTTCCGTCCAACTGGCATTGGCGATGGTATTGAAGTCTGGAGTGATTTGGCTAAGACAACTATTGATCTAACTGATGTAAATAATTGGTAAAATATTTTTATTTATCAAAGAAATTGATTATATTAGATTATGAAAGCAAAAATATTTAACATTGAATCAGGAAATAATGCACCGGTAATTGCGGAAAGAGAAATGAACTTGTGGTTATCAGAAAACTCTGCAATAAATATCACAAATGTGGTTTTTAACTCAAACGATTATCGTTTCATTCTTGTAATTTTTTATACTGAAAACAAACTATAATGGAAAATAAAAAATTAACACAACGTATGTATTTCTTCGTGCCTTACAACATTTCACCTATTCAACAGGCGATACAGGCTGGACATGCAGCATTAGAATACGTGCGAAGATTTGGATTAACTCCAGATTTAATATCATTTTTAGATAATGATAAAACGTGGATAATTCTTAATGGCGGAACGACTAATAGTTCATTAGATGGAAATGATGAACCTTTAGGAACATTAAATTTAATTCATGAAGATTTGTGGAAAGCTAAGATTGATCATTCAATATTTCATGAACCAGATTTAAATAATGCTCTTACTGCAGTATGTTTTCTTGCAGATGAAAGAGTATGGGATTATGAAACGTATCTTGAATTTTATGATTGGCTGTTGGAAATAAAAATGACTCCTAACTCCAAAGCAGAAATGGATCGCAAAAATCCTCAGATAAGACGCTATACGCCAGAACAACACAAAGAAATGTTTCCGGAATACTATGCCCAATGGGTTTTTGAAGTTCTTGAAGGATATAAAAATGAATTTTTAAGAAATTTAATCAAAGGAAAAAAATTAGCAGGAGCTGAACCAGGAATTCATAGTCCATCTTACGGAGCTAAATGGAATGGATATAGATTTATAAAATAATGGGATTCTTTGGTTCAAGTTGGTTTGAAGATGATAAGCCTATAGGCCCAATGGCTCATTGGTTAGAAGATGAAGGAATGTATGATGAAACTTCAGATAGAGTATGTTCTACTTGTATTAAACAAAATAAATGTAAAATTATTCTAGAAGATGATGACGATGATTGTATCGAATGGAAACAAAAATAAAACTATTATATGCGTAAATCAAAAGATTTAACAAAACCAAAACGTAAAGAAAAAATCATTAGACTTCCAATCTCAAAGTTCATTGATTCAAAATATCGAGATTATGCTGTGTATGTTCTTGAATCTCGAGGCATACCAAACTTTTTTGATGCATTGACTCCAGTTCAACGCTATATAGTAAAAAATACTCCCACCAATTTCGTAAAGACTTTGACTGTAGTAGGAAAAGTTATTCAGGATGGCTATCATCATGGTGATGCTTCTCTTGAAAAAGCTATCAATAAACTTACTCGTCCTTTCGGAAATGCTATGTCAATTCTTGAAGGAGACGGATTTTTTGGTACAGAAGTAAGTCCCTCACCTGCTGCAGCCCGATACACTTCGGTGCGTTTAACTTCATTAACCAATAGTATATTAAGCAAGTACAATTACCTTACTACGAGAGAACCGGAAGGGCCGTACGATCCACTGTGGTTGGATATTCCATTAGGACTTGTTTCACCTATTGTTGGTATCGCTGTTGGTTACAAAACTACAATACTTCCGCGCAAATTAAGTGATATCAAAGAATTTCTTGCCGGCACACGTAAAAATGTTAAACCTTATTTTGAAGGATTTACAGGAACAGTAGAAAAATATAAAGGTCTTGAAAAATCATGGTTAATTTCATCAAAAGTTGTTGTTGAAGGAAAGAAACTTTTAATACGTGAAATTCCTCCAATTCTTAAGTATGAATCTGTCATAAAAAAGTTTGATAATCTTTTCAATAAATACGAAGGAGTTATTCGTATTGAAGATAACTCAAAAGTTCATGTAAACATTGACATCATTTACAAAGGTAGAAGTGAAAAAGATTGGGAAGACATTCAAGCGTATGTTCATAAAGCATTCTCTATTATCGTTACAGAAAATCTTGTATTTGTAAAGGACGGTACTGTTCTTACTTATGATTCAATTGAACAGTATCTTGAAGATTACAAATGGCAAGTTGTAAGACTTAAACATAAAAATACTTTATACGAACGTGATAAGCTTCAATTTGATCTTACGTTTAACTATGCAAAGGAATTATTCATTGCTTTCATTTTAGCCAAGAAAAGATCAAATGCTGAAATTGACACATGGTTAAAGACTTATGAGAAAGAAATTCAAGAAAGATTAGAGCGAATGACGGCTCGAAAATTCACAAGTGATGAGTTACTTTCAACTAAAGATGAGATAAAAGAATTAGTGAAGAAATTGAAGGATAAAGAAGCAGAGTTAAAAGTATCTGAAAAAGCATTCAATATTTATGCTGACCCAACCATCGCTCGAGGAATTGGACATAAAACCAATACAGTGAATCTATTCGAGACATCTGATATAGAAATTATCGATGATGTCACAATTTGGGATGGACAAGATGTTTACGATGAAAAAGATGAAAATGATGAGGACGAAGGTGAATAAATATTAAAAGAAAATAATCAAGAAAACATGAAAGGCAAATTTGTAAAAGAAAATCTTAACGAATCAGATTTAGATTGGTTTGAAGGTGATAATGAAAAACACGATCCAAATGATTGGGAAGATGAATATGGAAAAGATCGTCCGGGTTTAGTAAGAGAATTAACAGCATTATTTGAAGAAGCAGCTCAAATAGGTTATTCATTAGAAGAACTTCAAGAAGTATGTAATGCAGCTTTAAATGAGGTAGATTGGGAAGAAATTAATAACTATAAAAATAGACATAAAGAACAACAAGAACCTCGAAGAGATTTCTATAAGGTTCAGCATGCTAATAAAGAATTGGAAGAGGAACATAAACAACACGAAAGATCTTCGGATTCAGAAATATATGGTGATGGTCCTGGCGGACAATTCTAATAAATATTGTGTTAAAAATATAAAAAAGGAGTAAAAACTTAAAACTTTTCTCCTTTTGTGATGTATAATACTTATATAAATATAAATTATAACTTTTAATACTATGGCTACGAATAAAAAGAACATTGAATTTACAGCGAAAAACGTAAAAGCATTTACAGGATGGCTCAAAAGATTTTCTACAATTGACAACTCATTACTCTTAGAGATTGATCAACAGAAAATGGTGTTCATCGCAAAAACATATAATGAAGAACGTTCGGTTGTTAAAATGAGTTCTATAAAGTTTGATGAAGCTGGATTGACAATAAAGGATAATAAAGACTCAAAAAGAGTAAAAGTTGGAATTTTCAATATCCCAAGATTGATAAAAATCATGGATCAATTTAATGATGTTGAATTCACAATAACAATCGAATATCAAGAAATTATCAGTGATATAGACACTCAATATGCAGGTGAAAAAATTCTTTTGAAAAATAAAAATTTGAAAATGAATGTCGATTGCACTTCATTAAATATTTTTAAATACATTCCAGATCAATTATTTATAGATAGTATTGCAACAATTGAAACAATTGGAAGTTTTGAATTAAATAAAGCAACTCTTGAAAATATCAATTCACTTAACAGTTTGGATAATGACCATAGATTTATGCAAATAGCATTTAAAGAAGGTGAAATTAAAGTATCAGGAAAATCATATGAAAGAATACTCGATATTACTCCAGGAATATTTAAAAATGCAGAATTAAGTATTTTCAAAGATCAATTTGTAACTTTGGATAATGAAAATTATGACGTTAATTTAGGAGAAGATAGACTCGTATTTCGTTCAAAGGATAGTGAGACCACAACCGTAATTTCAAAAGCAGAAGATTCAGACTAATTTTTTATATTTAACATTTATACTACTTTAAAGCTCGATTACTAAAATGATCGAGCTTTTTTGTTTATCTCGTCTTAAATATATAAAATAAAGTATCGATATGTTATTGTACCCACGATTATTTGAAAATCCTAACGCAATATATAATTCAAAGACAGATAATGAAGTAGATTGGGGCAATGCTAATACAAAGCCTTTTTCTTATTACAACGGAAAATTATTTATTGGAGAATACGGTACAACACATGATGATATGACTTATCTTAAAGATTATCCTGCAGATTATACTGGTGATGGGCGTGGGCAATATTCTGGAAGGCTTTTCTTTGATTATCATATTGTAACATTTTGGCATTTTCCAGAGAATAAATATAAGCTTAAACAAATATTACAAGATTTGCAAAGTAAGCTTCAAGAAAACAAAGTATCTGTTAACTTTTTTGATGGCAAGTGGAAAATAGAAGTTCCTTCTAAAAATTTTAATAAACTAAAAAACTATCCTACGAAGCCGGTTTCTGATAATTGGAATAAAATATTTCCAACTTGGGGAGATTGGCATCCTAACGCTAAAACCCAAAAATATATTACGCCTGATAAATACAATGAAAAATATGAAAGATCACCAGAAGAATTAAGCATTAAACACTTAATTTCGCCTGGATCTGGCAAAAAAGAAGTGCCTTATGGCTATGGTTCGAAAAGTCCTAAATATCAATCAAAACGTCAATGGCAAATGGCAACTCTTGGAGATGAAAGTGTTCATGAACCTTTTTACCCATCATTATATGAAACTGCAATTCCTAAAAATAAACAGTTATGGGTAGATTTATATATAAAAGATATGAAATCTGCGGATTATGTTTCTCCTAAATCATTCGAAACTCTTAGAGCAAATTTCGGGCCTAATAATGGAACCGCTGAAGACTCTATAAAAAGTTTTTTAAAAAATTCTGCAAAAATTAATATCGATACATATACAATTGATGTAGTTCATAAAGGTGTGTTTGATAATGATGCTAAAAAACAAATATCTGGAGAATTTGAAGCATATAAAATAAAATTTATCACGTCCACAACAGATGTTTTTGGAAATAAATATGAAGTTGGAAAATTTTTAATAATCACCAATAGAACAAAAGTTGACGTAAAAACAGGAGAATCAAGTGTTATAGGAAAAAAGGATTTAACTCCTGATAAAATGAAATTAACTACTAGTACATATAACAAATCATCAAAACTTTTACAAAAAATAAAAGATTTTATAAGTAAATCTCAATACCCAGAAAATTACAAAAAGTTTATTCTGGAATCTTCTGAAAAAATAGTTACTGATAAAAGCAACTTAAATAAATTTAATAATTTTAGTGATTATGCTATAGTTACAACACCTGTAAAATATAGTATTCCTATAGAATTATTTGAAGGAATAGATCCTTTATCGATTCATAATATACAAAATGATTATGGTGAAGTACTTGGCGCATTGATGTTTTTTAACATATTGAAAAAATATGGAAAAGGATTAACATATCCGACTGCGTCAAATCAAAAACTTGTGGACTTTTATTTCGATGATTACAAAATCTCTTCAAAAGCAGGTGGTGGAAGTACTCCAAGTGGAGACACTATGATTAAACTTATTAATGATGCGTATGAAAATGGAGAAGTTTCTTTTGAAGAAGATGAAGAACTTGATTTTTATAATAACGTTGTTAAACCGTGGATTACTCCTGATAAATTATATGCTAGAAGCATCATATATAATACTGTTATGACATTAGCTAAAATACATTTAGGCTCCAATGAAAATTCAGGATATTCATATCTTTTATCTAATATGCATACTACCAATAAACCGATTACTAGAGAATCCATATTATCATTTATGGATAATTTAATAAATGATGAAGAAAAATTTGCCGAATTTATATCTGAATTTTTGAAAAGAACAAAAATG